TATCCTTCTCATCATGCATGTAGTTGAACTGCTTGTCTTCTGGGGTAGCTTTTGCTCTCCACATTTCGACTGGATCAAATACATCATCATTCTTATTCCAGCCAACGCTAGCTAAGATAGATTTTATATAGTATAAGTCTATTCCTGCTGGATTATGTTCTGCGATGGCTTTTGTATTTTTACAGATATTTAAATCTGCTTCGGTGGGAGTATGACGAATCACTTCTGAGCAAAATGCAACAGAATTATTCTTTATCATATCTCCCAACCCAGCTTTTATCTCTGCCTTAAATATTTGCATATGTTTATTTACCTCATAAAAATATACACACTTATTCTGTAACTTCTTCGATTTCTAATAAATCAACATATACAGAAGCGTATATATATTTCATTTCATCGACGGTAGGTTTTCTAGAATTAACATACACAAAGTCTTGAATTTGTGCATCAACTTTTGTTAAAAATTCTGCCGATGGTTTTCCATTCTTTTCAATAAGATCTTTAATTATCTCAGGACTGAGTTCAATAAAAGGCTCTATATTAGTTAGTAAGCATAATTTAAAATATTCAAGTTGATCAAATTCAGCTCTTGTTAGTGATCTTACATTTTTCTTTTTGTAGAAATCTAACATCATTGGAGTTACTTGTTCTGCTATTGATTTTTGAACATCATATGCCCATAGAGTAGCAGCAGTCTCACCTATTGTTTTTGTTTTTCTTTTTATTTTATCTTTATTACCAGCGGGTCTTCCACCTTGAGGTTTTCCATCCACGGCTTTAGGGGCATCTGGAATGGGATTTCCACCACCGCCACCACCAAATGGGGGTTTAGCAACTGGAACAGGAATTTTTCTCTTTGGCAGATCTAATTCGTCCTGATAATAATCATCAGATAAACCATCTTTTGTGACAAGAATTTTTGCCACATCATTTCTAATATTTGGATTATGATACGGACTTGCTTTCATTGGTGTTGACACATCTGATCTACGAGCCTGTTCTTCTCTGCGAGTTCTAATTCTTTCGATATCTGGCAATTCACCAAATCTTTCAAGTATAGTTTGATCTGATAGGATTCCTCTATCTGCAAGGTTAATTAATATTTGTTTTTCAGCAGCTTCGTCCGAAAGAATGATATTATCAAATCTAATCTGTGCAGGTAATTTGAATCCCATAGCCTTTTGAACGTGCTTGATCTCTTTTTCCCAGAATTGGGTTAATAGCATTCTTCCATATTCAAGTCGCTCGACTAGGGTTTTTAGTGATACATAGTTATTTGCATAACTACCACCAGTACTAGCTCCCGCTAAACTAGGAGGAATTCCTAATCCTGCATAGATACTTGTAAGTACAGGTTCATATTTTTCTTTTCCAAGAAATTTATATGCATCAGATGAACTTTCTTTAAATGACAGTTCTGGACCCCAAATTAAGTCCATAGTACCACCACCCGTATTAGAGGCGATGATGTCACGGAGTTTATTGATAACATCTTTCTTTGGAATAATCTTATATTCAAGGCTACCAACATTCCATAGACGAATTTGAGAAATAGCACCATCAAGAGCTGCTAAGTCGGCCAGTTTCATTTTCTCAAGCATGATAAGATCATCAAGAATAGCATAAAGCATAGGATTAGCCCAAACCAGCCAGTCATCTTTTTTATAATAGAAGACTTCGATTGTTTCAGGATCAATTCTAATCTGTCTTTTACCTTGCTTAAGCTGTGCTTGTATATCAGGCGGGAGTTTAGAAAAAGTTTGTTTACCGCTCATGTCCGCAGCAGAGAAAGTATCATATGTTGTTTTTGATAAGTTCATAACATAGATAGGTTCACCTAAAAACATTCCATTATAATAATTTAATACATCTACAGTAAGAGGATTTAAGAAATCATACTGCCAAGGTATTTCTCTTTTTACATATTTTCTATCAACTAGCTCAAGATCGGCAGCAACTGTCTTTCTTAATTCTTCTTCTCTGGCAGCACTAATTCTTGCTGTACTTCTTTTAACAACAACATTGCCAGTCCTATATAAGTAATTAAGGAATCTTTCTGATTTCTCTGGACCTTTTACTTGTTTAAACCAAGCCTTATAAAATCTTTCAATTGATTTATTTGGGTGTACTATATCAATACCTTGGGACGCAAAGTCACCCATTAAATCAATTACATTACGAATAATACCAACTCTATCATAAGCATCCATCGCCATTTTAAGAATACGCTTTTGGCGAGTAGGAACAGCTTCTTCTGGACGGAAACGATAGTAATCGTTTCTAGTGATACTTGTACGTACAGATCGGTTAGGTTCAATATCAATATATGAACGATATGAATAACCTACAGCTTTTTGTATTCCGCCATTTTCTGTATATGCATCTGACGCTTCTGCAAAAGCCTTTTGTCTCGATGATTCATCTGCCCAAGTTGAATAAAGTTCCGGTTCGTTCGACATTAGTATTGGTTCTCCAGTTAATTGTATTGGTAATCCTATTATAATAATATACACATTTTAGAAGTAATTATTATAAATATCTTTCATATTTTCTGAGAACCATGCAGGTCCAGAATAAAGATCATTTCCTATTTCGGGTTTTATAAATCCTTGAGCAAATCCGACATTTTTGTAGTATTCTTCGTCGTATTTAACTATATCAGTAACTTTATCTATATTTCTTCCAACCCAGTTAGCCATGAGTAGCGCTGAGTATCGGTCTTTTCTTAGCTTATTCTTTTTACCACTACGAGTATCCGGAGTATCCCATCGCTCCCTACCATTACCAGTTTGACTGATAACAATAAGGGCTAACTCGTTTTTAAGGTCTTCGATCTCCATGACGCAATCTTCAAGCGTATCGTGGGTTCTTTTTGTACGGTTATCTTCTTCAAGTGCCAATCCAAGACTTGCAGCATCAAAAAATGGGAATATTACAGCTTTGTCTTCCATATCTTTTCTTAAGCCGTGATTAGCTTCGCTAGTCCACTGGGCGCTTGCGAAATTGATAACCTCAATAATATGTAATCCCGGTTGATCATCCGTTGGTCCGGGTTTATCATTATTAACTTTAGGCCAAATAGGTAATTCGCCATCCTTTAGCTTATCTTTATCATGCAACGCTTCCATAACAGCAATACCACCACCTTGTGGGTCCATTGCTATTTCTACGGTTGGAAAAATCTTCATTAAGTTGCGAATTTTTCTAGCACAGTATCCATAGAAGTCATTTTCTTCTGTTAAATTAGATTTTACACTCTCTCTATGCCGTTCTCTTGTAGTTGTCCAACAATAAACTATTCTACGATGGTCTTCATTTATCTCTAAAACTACAATTGAGAAATTATCAACCTCAGATGCTGGGTCAACACCGATAACATATTTCTTATTTGGATTTCCTCTAGTTGCAGCTTCAAAAAATACATCTCCCGAAGGAAGAGTAATGGGTTTTGTTTCAGAACATACGCAAGATTCAATTAAACTACGTTTAAAAAAGCCCTTGCTATCTGTAGAGAAACACGCCCCGTATTCCATCTGGAAAATACCGGCGTGAACGGTGGCTTTTGCTCTTGATATTTGGCCTTCATCCATGAATCCAAGTGGTAACATATCTACTGGGATTCTATAAACCCCATAATCTTTCCAGTTGAAGTCGTCTGGAACCTCGCCTTTGAAAACTTCGGCTAATTTTCCGCGATCTCCTTGACTTTTCACAATCGCATGGTATCTTTTCCAGTAGTCAGCGAAGTGATTGAAGTCGTAGTAGGCTGTTCCAGAGAGAATAATCTGGTTTGAGCGGTAAAATTCCGAATTATCTTCTGCTTTTTCTAAATCTATGCCCAGTTCCTTGGCTCTTTTTTCTTTTGCTCTTGCTTTTACCTTCTCAATTGGGGAACTTGCAACAGCGGCGAAACCGGCAACAACATTTTCAAAGATTTCTCTAGGAATAGATGCAAATTCGTCGGCAACAATGTCATTAGCACGCTGACCTCTAATCTTTTGACCATCACCCAAAGGTAGGAACGTGATAACACTTCTATTTATACGAACAGTACAGCGGTCCACATCTCTAGTTGTACCACTACTACTATCGCATAGGTCTCTTAATATTGGAGCGTTTCTCCAAATACCTTCAGCATACTCAAATAAAACCTTAGATTGTCTAAATGCAGCACCAACTACAACAATTTTACGCTCTGGTAAAAAGAAAGCCCTTAACATGCAGTATAAAGATAGTATAAACGATTTACCAAAACCACGAGATCCTACGAGCATCGGGAATTTTCGATTCCACATGTCATATAGTATCAATGACTGTATAGGAGATATCTCTATATTGAATATATATTTACATACAAATGAGAAATACTCCGGTCTAGTCATCAACCATGCTAGCGTTTCTGGTACTTTTGTCTTATCTTCTCCGGCCATTTCGTATATATAGTCAAGAGGATTAAATAATTTGTCCTCATCGACTTCTATACCTAGCCACGCATCCTTAAGTGACTGTTCTATATCTCTCATATATTCTCTTCATTAGTGATAGTGCTGTTTTATTTGCATAGTATTTATTTTCGCAGAATAGAATTTTGACATTGTGTTTGAGTTGAATTTCTAAAATGAGTTTTAAAAGATATTTTCCACTAATCTTGCTTGCTTTTTGTAATTTTTCATTCGGTCTATGAAAAGGAAATTCTATAAGATCTCTGATAGGAAATTCACAAATAATAAAAGAATGAGGAAATTCATCCATACGAATAAGTTCTTTCGAAAATCTTGAGAACTCGCGGCCCAGATTGTTTGCAAACTCTTCAATGCATCCCTTTCTTTCAATACACAGTTTATCTTCTAACCCCTTAATTGCGTAGTCGCCCGTTTTGAGCGTACCTATTTCTTCAGCTACGGTTTTTTCATAGCTAAAGTTCCAAGGAGTTTGTTCTCTTGTATCTCTAATAATAATAAAATCAGGATCGTTTTGCATTTTTTTGTATCAGTGCTAAAAATAAACTTTGAAAATGAACTTCTTTACCCGTAATATCTTTATGACAAGTTTTACAAAGGGTAATCCCGTTTCCGGGATCAAACCTTAGTGTACTGGCATCAGCCCAAGTCATAATATGATGAACTTCAAGCTGTCTGCGTATACGGGATTTACACATCTGACATGTATATTTATCTCTCTTAAGTACTTTTGATCTAAATTCCTTGTAGTTGGCATCTTGATAATCTCGCTTCTTCCAAGTCATGAGCTACCATTCTTTCTACAAGTTTGTAAAAGGACACTTCTGGCTTCCATTTTAATTGTGTGTTTGCCTTTTTCGGACTTCCTCGCAGAAAATCAACTTCAGCAGGACGATAAAAAGCAGGATCAACGACCACATAGTCTTCCCAACTCAATTCATGTAATCTAAATGCTTCATCTAGAAATTCTTTAATAGTATATGTACTACCTGTAGCAACAACGTAGTCGTCAGGTTTTGACTGTTGAAGCATCAGCCACATAGCTTTGACATAATCTTCCGCATGACCCCAATCGCGACGAGCATCAAGATTACCAAGACGCAGCTTAGGGAATTTTTTATCTTTGCCACTTGCTATAAATTCTCCTAACCATTTAGTTATCTTTCGAGTAACAAACTGTTCACCTCGACGTTCACTTTCATGATTGAAAAGGATGCCCGAACAAGCATATATATTATATGAGTCACGATAATTGCGAACCAAGTGATGCGCAGCTAATTTAGCAATAGCGTATGGTGACTGGGGCATAAAAGGAGTTTCTTCATTTTGAAATTTAATTGGATCTTCGCCCCAATCGTTAGTTACAACTGTATAGTTTCTACCAAACATCTCACTGGAAGATGCCTGATAAAATTTAGTTCCAGTGCTACAATTACGTATAGCCTCTAAACAGTTCAAAACTCCGCGACCTGTAATATCCCACGTTAATGCGGGCTGGTCAAACGAAGTTTTTACATGTGATTGTGCAGCAAGATTATAAAA